TTGCCGAGTGGAACAAGTACGTCGAGAAAGGCATTCAGGATTCCCAGGAATACGCGAATTCACATGATGTCAGCATTGGACTCTTCGAATGGTCTGCGCCTGACGGGTGCGCGTTGGATGATCCCGAGGCGTTATGTCAGGCCAATCCGAGCATTGGCTTCGGTGGCATGACCGTGCAGTCTCTGGCTTCCGACGCGGCGGGTATGACCGAGGCCGGTTTCCGTACGGAGGTGCTGTGCCAGTGGGTGACCGCCGATGTGGACACGTATCTTGACCCTGAGAAGTGGAAGCGTGGCAGTGATGCTGGTTCGTCTATCGAGGATGGTGGGCGGATCGTTCTCGGGATCGATACCACGGCTGACGGTTCGGTCACGTGGGTGGCCGCCGCGGGACTGCGTTCTGATGGCCTGCCTCACGTGGAGGTGGTGACTCGCAGGGATGGGATGATGTGGGTCCCTAACCTGCTCAAACGCATCCGTGACACCACCGGTGCCAATGAGGTGGCCATCCAGGGCAGGGGTTGCCGTGCAGTGGATCTGATCGACCCGCTGGCGGAGCTTGGCTTCCAGGTTGACTCAATAGATGGTCCTCGTCTGGGGGCGTCCACGGGCCAGTTCCGTGACCGTGTGCGCGAGGAGAAGCTCCGGCACTTGCCTCAGCCTGCAATCGATGAGGCGGTATCCGCTGGCGTCGCGCGCAAGCTCGGTGATGTCGAGGTGTGGGATCGCAACAATTCCATGATGGACATTTCCGGTCTGATTGCGGAGACGTACGCCCTGTATGGGCTTGAGATGTTCGAGACTTCGGATTCTTCGATGACTGCTTCCGCTTATGCGGAGCATGGTCTGATGGTTCTCTAGGAAAGGGGGATCGTGTGAGTGTTTGGTCCACTATTTCGGGCTGGTTCAATCGTCCCCTGGTCAATGTCACGTTCACGCAGGATGACGTGGCGCAGGTATTGGGGCAGTCTCCGGCGCAACTGTATGCCACTCAGCCGCATCTTCGCACGGTGATCTCCTTCATGGGGGACAATGTCGCGCAGGTCGGGTTGCAGTTGTTCAACAGGGAGTCGGACACGAACAGGGTCAGGGTGACCGATGACCCGTTGAACGATTTGCTGAACAGGCCGAATCCCGATATGACGCAGTTCGAACTGTTGCGTTCACTGGTGTGCGATATCGCGCTCTATGACGTCGCCTACTGGATCGTGGTGCAGGCTGATTCCCCTTCGGGGTGGATGATCCGACCGATCCCTCCATCGTGGGTGACGATGAAGAAACAGGGAGACGTGTTCTCCCCCCAAGTGTTCACGGTCGATCCCGAGCAGGGGCATGCCGTCGACATCAAAGCCGAGGACATGATCGTGTTCCACGGGTGGAATCCCTGCGATCCAGCATCCGGCGTCTCACCCATCCGGGCGTTGAAGGACGTGGTGGCGGAACAGATTCAGGCGTGGTCATACCGCACGCAGATGTGGAAGCGTGGCGGGCGCATCGGCATGTATCTGTCCCGTCCGAAGGATGCGCCCAACTGGGATGACAAGGCCCGTGAACGCTTCCAGAGGGATTGGAAGGAATACCAGGACAACGGCGGCAAAGCCGGTTCCAGCCCTCTGCTCGAGGACGGCATGACCATGAACCGCGTCGGGTTCTCTGCTCGCGAGGACGAGTTCCTGGAAGTCACGAAGCTTTCATTGCAGACGGTGGCACAGGTGTATCACGTGAATCCCGTCATGGTCGGAGTCCTCGATAATGCTAACTTCAGCAACACCCGTGAGTTCCGAAAGATGCTCTATTCGGAGACATTGGGGCCGTTGATGCAGATGGTGCAGGACCGTCTCAACACGTTCCTCGTGCCCAAAGTGAGTACCGCCAGCAACCCATATTTGGAGTTCAACATTCAATCGAAGCTTGCCGGTGATTTCGAGGAGCAGGCGAGTGTTCTGTCCACCAGCATTGGTGCTCCTTGGATGACGGTGAACGAAGGCAGGGCACGGCAGAACCTTTCCGAGCTCGAAGGTGGGGACAGACTCATCGTCCCGCTCAATGTGACCGAGGGCGGCCAGTCCAGCCCGCAGGATGGCGGAGACCCTCTGCCTGATGTAGTTGATGATGTGGTGAAGCGTTGGTTTGCGCGTATGAAACGTTCCAATAGTTCACGTAAGGCAGCTGGTGAAAGTATCGATTGGAAGCGTTGGGAACGTGAGCTGCAAGCCGACCTCGTGTCGTCCGGTATTGACCAGTTCAATGCGGGCATGCTCGCGAAGCAGACGAACGTTGCGGCGATGAAATATTTTGACAGTAAGGAAGCCTAGCCATGAAGCTTAAGGATATGCCGGTATCGTTCCGGACCGACGGTGACGATCTGGAGGATGGCCAGTTTCTGGTCTACCCCTCGACGTTCACCCGCACCCCTGACTCGTATGGTGACGTCGTAGCAAAGAATGCGTTCGACGATACCATCCAGCAGTGGAAGCAGTCGGGGAACGTGATGCCGATCATGTACGGGCATCGCATGGATGATCCTGATTACAATCTCGGCGGCGCGATCGACATGGGAACTGATGACCATGGTTGGTGGGTCAAGGGCCAGTTCGACATGGACTCACCCAAGGCTGCGCAGGTGTACAGGCTGGTGAAGGGCAAGCGTCTTTCCCAACTATCGTTTGCCTTCGATGTACTGGACGAGGGGACCGTGCAACTTGACGATGGCCAAACAGCCAACGAGTTGAGAAAGCTTCAGGTTTACGAAGCCTCGTTCGTACCTGTCGGAGCTAACCAGGACACATCGATCGTGGCGGTCAAATCAGCAGCCGACATGCTCACTGCGGAGGTCAAGTCGGGGCGCGTCATCTCCGCGAAGAATGAAAGCTCGCTGCGTGAATCCGTATCCCAGATCACTGCTGCAGCGGAAAGCCTGAACAATGTCCTGTCCCAGTTGGATGGGGAGAAAACCAATCTTGATGTGGATGAAGCCAGCGGTAACGCCAAAGCCAAGACCGAGGAGCCTGAACAGGCCAAGGCCGAGGAGCCGAAAGCCAATCCGTCCGTGGAGGCCATGTCGCAGTTAATACACATCTATGAGCAATTGGCTCAGGAAGGAGATTCACAATGAATCTCAAGGAGAAACGCGCTGCGGCACTCGCCAAGGCGCAGAAGTTCAACGAACGCATCGCCAACGGAGAGGAACTCGGCGAAGACGATGTCACCGCATTGAAGGGCATCCTCGCTGAAGTGAAGGATCTGGATGCACAGCTGGCTAAGGCTGCGGAGAAGAAGACCCTGCTCGACCAGCTCGGTTCCCTCGGCAAAAAGGAATCCAAGATCGACAACGAGGCCAAGCCCGATGCGATCGATGCGAAGACTCCCGGCGAGTTCTTCATCAAGAGTCTGAAGAATGCGGGACTGACTGTTCTCGACACGAAGACGCGAGGATTCCAGACCACCGAGTTCAAGGCCGCAACCGATGTCCAGCACATTGGACAGGCGACAGGCGCATTCGGACCTTTGGTCACCGACATTGATACGAACTTCGTCATGCCATACCAACGTCCGCTCCTGTTCGCCGACATTCTCGGCTCGGGCACGGTTTCCGGCAACAGCATCAAGTATCCGGTGTTCGGAGCGCTCGAGGGCTCCACGGCATTCGTGGCGGAAGGCGGCGCGAAACCTCAGATTCATCTGGCCGACCCCACATGGGAGACCGATTCGCTGGCTGAGGTCGCGGGATTCTTCAAGATCACCGACGACATGGCGGAGGATGCCGACTATGTGGTGTCCGAGATCAACTCGACCGCACTCTACGATTTGCAGCTGCGTGAGGAACTCGCACTGCTGTCCGGTGACGGTACCAGCAATTCCATCAAGGGTGTGCTCAGCCGTGACGGCATTCAGACCGTGGCGAACGCATCGGGAGAGAATGTCAGCGACCCAGACCTGATCTTCAAGGCCATCACCGCCGTGCAGGAGGTCACCGGATTCGCCGCTGACGGCATCGTCATCAACCCCGCCGACTATCAGACCATCCGCCTGTCCAAGGACGGGAACGATCAGTACTACGGTGGCGGCTTCTTCGCAGGCCAGTACGGGAATGGTTCCATCATGGTCAACCCGCCTCTGTGGGGGCTGCGTACCGTCGTGTCCGCCAGCATTCCGAAGGGGACTGTTGTCGTCGGCGCGTTTTCGACCGCCGCTAAGGTGTTCCGCAAGGGTGGCGTGCGTATCGAATCCACCAATTCCCACGATACTGACTTCGTTAACGACCAGATTACCGTGCGTCTGCGCGAACGTCTCGGACTGCAGGTCAAGTATCCGGCAGCTATCGCCAAGGTGACTCTTGGCGCTGCAGCATGAGGTGATATTCGATGATGAAATCCTATGAACTCAACGGCAGCACCTTCCTGTACAGGGAAGGTCAACAGCCGAAGGGCGCGGTCGAGGTTGCACAACATGCGCCTGATAACAAGGACGCGTCCAAAACGGTGAAGCGCAAGACCTCCGCCGTCAAGCAGGAGAAGTGAGGTGATGGGGCGATGACCGACGTGATTCCTGACCTGGTATCCAATGCCACAGTGGTGGACTCATCGACATGGCTCAATGCCGCACAGCAGTCCGTGCGATCCTACTGCGGCTGGCACATCGCCCCAAGCGCCACACAGACCCTGAAACTGGACTCCTACGGTGCCCGCACGCTCCTGCTGCCATCCATGCACGTCACCGACATCTCAAGCCTGCTGGTGAACGGTGTTGAAATGAAAGACAGCATCGATTGGAGTGCGGCAGGAACCGTGCGCCTGCGTGAAGGATATTTCCCCGACTGCCCAGGAGCCGTGCAAGTCACGCTAACCCACGGTTTCGATGCCGGTGAAGTCGCAGACGTGACATCGCTGATATTGAAGCTCGCACAGCGCGGATCCACTGGCCCTGGTGTCATCGGTTCACAGTCCACGAACGGTTCGAGCGTCACCTTCATCACTGCGGGCGGAGCACCATTGAGCATTCCACTCCTCCAGATCGAGAAGGACGCGCTCGAGCCCTACAGGCTGACGTGGGGGGTGTCATGAGCACCGCATCCGATTACGTAGAACAGAATTCAACGTTTTCACTGCGGTACACTGAACAGTTCACACGCCAACGCAGGAAACAGGTCGTTGACCCCTACGATCCAGACAGCAGCACCCTTGGCGACTGGACTGACACGGACGACATACAGGTGAACGGTGCCCTGGCATCACTCACCAGCGTCGAACAGGACGATGCCATGCGCAGCGAAGTACTCAGCACCGCACAGTTCGTTTCAGACATTCCCAATCTTGATGTCAGACGTGGAGACCGGCTCTTAGCCAGTGACGGGCGCAAATGGAACGTGGTCGGATACCCGACCCATGACGTGAACGCCTTCACCGGATGGCAGCCGACACTCGTATGCAACCTAGAGGAGGTGATCGGCTGATGCCCGCATCAGGACAGACACAAGTGGAATTCAACGACTCGTTCTTCGAATCGATCCTGCGCAGCTCCGGCGTCAAAAGCCTCTGTACTCAGAAAGCCGAAAAGGTGCTGCAAGCCGCAAAAGCCAGTGCCCCCGTCGACAGCGGAGCATACAGGGACGGTCTGCAACTGCGCACGGTATCCAGAGCGCACCGAGACACCGTCATGGTAGTGGGCACGGACGCGAAAACCATGCTCATCGAATCCAAGACCGGCAACCTCGCCCGCGCATTGAAGGCCGCGAAATGACCCTCTACCTGCCACCTGACATGGAACTGTTCCTCACCGGATGGCTGCGCTCGCGCATCCCCAAGGTCCGGTTCACCAACAGGGAACCCGAACAGCTGTCCACTCCACTGGAGCAGCCGGTGGTCGTGATTCGTGACGATTCCGGCCCCGCCACCTCACAGGTCACGTTCGACCGTTCCATAGGGGTGAGTGTGCTGGCGGGATCCAAGACCAACGATAAGCCGGCCAATGATCTCGCGAGGCTCATCTATGCGCATCTGACCTGTGACGAGATCGTCACCGCTCGGGAGTCGCCGGTCGCCGCGCTCATCGATTCCGGTTGCAATGGCCCTTATCCGGTTCAGGACGACCATGATTACGCACGCCGGTACATGACCGTCGAATATTCGGCGATCGGCACCATCCAATAACCATCAACATTCCTCGAAGCCACTCCACACGGGGTGGCTTTTCTCATATCCAAGGAGAGAAAACATGACAGCAGATGCCAAAGGCAATGATCTTCAAGCGGTCGACGTTCCCATCACCGGCCAGCTGGCCGTCGCGCCATACGACGCGGCCAACCTGCTCACCTCCGAAGCGGGAGGCGGGCCCACGGTCACTTGGCCGACCGACAATCCTTACGTGTGGCTGGGCCTGATCAAGCAGGACGGCGGTGCCACCGAGAGCCAGGATCAGGATGACGCCATCGAGTTCTTCCAGAAGGGGTATTTCCTGAATCAGGACCCCACCATGACGATCCAGTGGGGGCTGGCGGAGTTCAACGCCGCCGTCCGCAAACTCATCACCGGTCAGACGGCGGATGCGAACGGCATGATCGCCGTGGACACGTACACGCCGGACACCAAGTGGATCCTGTTCTACGAGGAGGTCTATAAGAACGGCAAGGTGCGTCGCCTCAACGGTGTCATCCAGGTGACCACCACGGAGGTCGACCAGTCGGAGCGCGGCAGCGTGAAGGGACGCACCGTCACCATGACCTGGCAGCCCGACGAGATCGTGGGCAATGGTTCCACCACCAAGTTCAACGAATGGCAGTACGACCCAAAAGCGTGAAGTCGGTAGCGGTGACCGCCGCTGATGGCGGAACCGCACCGACTGTCCAGGTTGGTTCAACAATTCAACTGAAGGCCGTCGCGACATTGGAGGACGCTTCGACGATTGATGTGACAGCATCGTCTCAGTGGGCGTCGAATGCAGTGTCCAAGGCAACTGTCGACAACGCCGGAAAGGTTACCGGCGTTGCTGCGGGGACGGCGGAAGTTACCGCTACCAGCGGTGACGCCACATCGCCGGCTGTGACTGTCACAGTATCCGCCTGAAAGTTATTCATCCCATCCGTGTGGTTCATGCTCTCCATGCGGATGGGATTTTCACATAAAAGAGCCTCACCTTAAAGGAGCATAAGAATGGTACAGAAGAACGATATCCCAGATGATCTCAACTTTGAAGAAGCCACCGAAGAATCATATGAAGCAGGAATCGTCGAAGCTGGAAAGGCATTGGAGAACCGCTATATTGTCAGATTCCCCAACCTGTATGTGAAAACTTACGAGGGACATACTTACCGCCTGCCGCTGGCAGTGAGGGCTGATTACTTCGATGACGAGGACGGCCAGGAATCGCCATTAGCGCAGATCAGATCGGTGCTGACGCGCGAGAATCCAACCAAACGTAAATTGATCAACAGTGAAATGTCTGTCACCTTGCTCGCCATCGGCGACAGGTATGCGGATGTCATCGCCGACGTGCAGATGGCATCACTGGGAAAATACAAGGCTTCCTCCGCAGTATCGAAGCCGACCGCGTAGAGGCCGCTGCGGACTTCGCCAGGCTCGGATGGTCACTGGCAGGTGATGTGGGTAACCGGCTGCGTTACGGCGACGCGATGGCGTTGTACGCCTCCCTTATGGCCGATCCATCAAGCATGACCGGGGCCAAACATCTCGGATTGGACTATCCGATGAGCTGGGAAGGGTTGTCCGCCGCCTTCCACCAGCGAGGGTATCTGATGCCGGCACCCCTGCGCATCGGTGAAGAACCGGGGAGTAACCCTGCTGACGATGAGGAATTGGAACAGGCTAAAGCGAAACTCAGCCCGTTCCCCGGAGTGAACGTTGAGGAGTTGGCATGACAGGTGCAGCAGGGGCCGAGGTAGGTTCGGGACACGTTTCAATCTTCCCGGTCCTGACCGGGTTCCGGTCGATGGTCTCCAAGGAGATCCAGGCATCGGGCAAGGAAGGTGGCAGCATCTTCTCTCGCGCCTTCCAAGGCGTCGGGTCGAAGGCGGGATCATCTCTCGGTAAGGATATGAAGAGCGCGTTCAATGGTTCGGCCGGTGACCTGGCTTCGCCCGCTTTGAAGAAGATGCAGTCTGAGGTGGCATCAGCAGCCCGTGCGATGAGTGCCGCGAGACTCAAGCAACAGGACGCGGCAGGCAAAGTGCGCGTTGCCGAAGCGCAGTTGGCGGCGGCGATAGCGAAGAACGGTGCCGAATCGGTGCAGGCCGTAGCCGCTTCCGAGCGTCTTGCCTCGGCGAAACGCAGGGAACAATCCACCTCGGAGGCACTGACGGCAGCCGAAGGTCGCCTCAAGGATGCCAAAAAGGCAGTCTCCGATGTCAAACAGGCCACCATAGAAGCACCAAAGACAGGCGTGTTCA